ATTCAAGGTGAAGGACACTACACAGGTGTGCCTACTGCTTGGATACGTTTTTTCTTATGTAATCTACAGTGTAATGGCTTTGGACAAATTGATCCTACTAATCCTGACACTTATGATTTGCCATTTGAAAAATTTGACACAAGCACAGTAAAGCGTGTTGAAGACTTGCCTGTATGGGATAAGGGTTGTGATAGCAGTTACACTTGGAGTAAGAAGTTTAAGCATCTAATGGGACAAAAGACTGCTGTAGAACTAGCACAACAGATTATTGATACTATCAAGACAGACAGTAATCCAGAAGGTTTGTTTTTACATCCTGTGACAGGACAAAGACAGCACTTCTGTGTAACAGGCGGTGAACCTTTGATGAAGCATGGACAAGAAGCATTCATTGGTATCATGCGTGAATTTAAACGTATGAACAATATGCCTGCTAGTGTTACGTTTGAAACTAATGGAACACAAGCACTAACACAAGAATTTAAAGACTATTGGAATAAAGAAGCAGATAAAGATATTGAATTGTTCTTTAGTGTATCACCTAAACTATGGAGTGTAGCAGGTGAAAAGGCAAAGAAAGCAATTAAGCCTGAAACAGTAGCAGAATATTTTTTGTTGTCTGACAGAGGGCAACTTAAATTTGTTGTTGGTTCCGAACAACAGCAGTGGGATGAAATGGAAGAAGTTATCTCACAGTTTAAGGCACAAGAGGTTGATTATCCTGTATGGGTTATGCCTGTTGGTGCTAGGGAAGAAGAACAAACTGCGACAGCAGGCGCTGTTGCAAAAATGGCATTTGAAAGAGGATACAATGTAGCAGCCAGAGTGCATGTTTATCTTTTTGGTAATGCTATTGGAACATAAGGAAATATTATGGACTTTATAAAAAAACTGTTCAGTAAGAAAGAGCCAGATACTAGTAAGCCTGGTCTTTCTGAGAAGCAAAAGGCAACAATGAAGAAAGAGCCTTGGGTAGGTGTGTTGAATACACACGTAAACAAAGAAAATGTCCGAAATGGCTTTTTTGAGCTTGACTGGAACGAGTATTTTATTATACAATTAAGGGAACAAGGATATGGAGTTGAAGGCGACAAAGATGAAGAAGTTGTTGACAGATGGTTCCGTGAACTTTGTGCAAATGTTGTAGTCGATGGTGACTACGGAGGACCACTAAACACTGGCAGTATTGAGCCAGATGTTATTAAAAGGAATAAATGAGTAAAATGTGTCATATAATAGTAGATACTGCAAACACGTTTTTTCGTGCTAGGCATGTAATTAATGGCGATGCTGATATTAAATTAGGCATGGCTTTTCATATTACACTTAATAGTATTAAAAAGGCTTGGCAAGACTTTAATGGAACACATGTTGTTTTTTGTCTAGAAGGACGTAGTTGGCGTAAAGACTACTATGAGCCTTACAAACGTAATAGACAAGAGGCTAGAGATGCACTTACTGAAAAACAACAAGACGAAGAAACTGTTTTTTGGGAAGCATTTGATACATTTAAGAATTTTGTTACTGATAAAACTAATTGCACAGTTTTGCAAAATCAGCAACTAGAAGCAGATGATTTGATCGCTGGTTGGATACAAAAGCATCCGGACAGTGAACATGTAATTATATCTACAGATACAGATTTCCAACAATTAATTGCACCTAATGTTAAACTATACAATGGTGTGCAAGAAGTTACTACTACACATGAAGGCTTCTTCGATAAGAAAGGTAATCATGTGATAGATAAAAAGACAAAAGAAGCAAAAGCAGCACCTGATCCAGAATGGTTGTTGTTTGAAAAATGTATGCGTGGCGACACTAGCGACAATGTGTTCTCTGCATATCCAGGTGTGCGTAAAAAAGGCACACGAAATAAAGTTGGTTTGCTTGAAGCATTTGAAGATAGACAAACTAAAGGGTTCAATTGGAATAACTTAATGTTACAACGTTGGGTTGATCATAACGGTGAAGAACATCGTGTATTAGAAGATTATGAACGTAACAAAGTTCTAATTGATCTTACTGCACAACCTGAAGATATCAGAAAGTTGATTGATGATACAATAGATAATGCAGTGAATGAAAATAAAAACATAAGCCAGGTAGGTATTAGACTAATGAAGTTCTGTCATTTGTATGACTTGAAGAAAATATCTGATCAAGCACAAGCATATGCAGAGCCTTTGAATGCGAGGTATACAGTATGACTTTAATTAAAGCAAAACCAATTATTGATGAAAAATTTTGGATTGTAGAAGAAGAAGGAACTAGAGTTGGAACACTTAGAAAGAATGAAGACAAGTTTATTCTTAGTAACGAACAAGGTATAAAAGTTTATGCAAATAAAAAAAGCGTAACAAACGAATTTGGAAAAGACTTTTTTATTGCTAAAATTATTAGGGAAGCAGATGATGCACAACCTAACGAAGTTCATGGTTTCAAGTCTAGCACTAAACCACACAATTCAATGTATGACATTCAAAAGAAATTACCATTGTTTACTAAAAGTAGCGACTCTAAAAGTTTATATTGTGCAGGATACTATGTAATACGATTCGAAAAAGGTTGGGTTAAAAGTTTTTGTCCTAAACTTATTACTCTGCAAAGATACGAATACAAAGGTCCGTTCAAGACTGAATTAGAAATGAAGCAAGTATTATCAAATGTCAACAAGTAATATACCTTCTAAATTACCTGCTGTAGAAAGACTTATACAACGTATCGCATCTGCTGAAAAAACACAGCAAAAAGATATAAGAATAAGCATAGACGAAGCAAAAGATATTACTAATGAATTAGCACTTATGACAACTAAATTAAGTTCTACAATAAGTGAAATACATAATTTGCTTAAAAATCTAAGCAAGTCTACTGAAGAAATCGATGTTAAATTTGACGGAGGATCCTTCTAAAAAGGATAAATATATACGTAGTTAACTAGGAAATACGTATATATGAGTAGACCAAAACCAAAAGTAATTCTCGAACACACTAATAGAGAAACTTATAAAATAGAACAAATTCTCGAAAGTGAAGCCATATGGGCAGTGTTTTTCCAAGATAAGCCTTTTAATCTTAAAAGTGGAAGTGCTGTTTCTAGTTATCCAGGCCCTAAATACAAAAAGGTATCATTTTCTAATCCAGGACATGCAAGAAACCTTGCGAAAAAATTAAACAAACTTTTCAACACACAAGACTTTTCTGTATATAGATTGAATAGCGGAGAAAAAGAAAAGTGAAATGGACGTTAAAGATCAATACAGCCGTTTATTCTTAAAAGCGGCATATCCTGAACAAGACATAAGTGAAGATCTGCTAAAGCAGAAAAGAGTTGAGTGGTGGTATAATGTTCGCTCAAAAGATGAAGGCGGACTTAGAATGACCGAATCTGCTATGAAATTTATTACGGATACAGCAGAAATTAAGAACTATAAAATAGATTTTCCAAAAAACTTTAGTATAACACCACAAGTGTTAATATGGCTTGACAATTTTATAGAATCACCGTATTATATAACTAAACGTCATATAACTGTATTAAAGGAAAAGTCCGCATTTGAACTCTATCTTTTTAGTGGTGATGTCCAAAAAATGGGATATAATAAGGCTCTTGCTAAAAGACTAAGCCAAGATTAAAGTTCATAAACATAGCACTTTATAAATATTACTGATGATTGATATTAATCCAATTGATATTTTGAACCAGCGACAGGTAAATGTTTTACCTTCGCACTTTACAAAAGTTAGTGTGCCAAAAGGAGACTGGTATGGCTACGGCAGATCAGACGACTGGCAACTTCAAGATTGGGTTAGATCAAAATTGAAAGGTAGATATTTTATTGGACAATATCCATCTGTAGATAATCAATCTAAATTTAGAACGAACAAATTTGTGGCGTTCGAAGAACAAAAAGAAGCAACATATTTTATGTTGGCTTGTCCATATTTAAGGAGAAACTAAATGTCTGAAGAAACTAAAACTAATGAAACTCCAGAAGTAGCAGAAGCACAACCGGCACCTGCTGCTCAACAAGGAGGCACTGTGCCTAACGCTGAACAGCCTACAGGTGCAGAATTAAATGTAAGCGATTTAAACAGTATTAAAAGTATTGTAGATATTGCTACACAAAGAGGTGCTTTTAAAGCAAACGAATTAGAAGCAGTTGGTAAAACTTATAACAAACTTGTTGCGTTTTTAGAAAACATTCAAAAACAAGCTCAAGCGAAACAAGAAACACAAGGATCAAATAATGGCTAAAGACACAAAACACGTAGGTAAAATTAAAAACACCGGTGATAAAGTCGCAGTTGTTTTTAGAACAGTGCCTGGAGAATCTGATCATGCTCTAGTGTTGCAGACAGCAACATTAAAAGATGAATATCATAATGCTCTTTTTGAAACTATTGACTCAATTCAAGGTCAGCAATCAAATGAACTTGGTGAGATTATGTTTACACGCAGATTTCCTGATGGAAGAAACATGCTTACCGCTATGCAACAAGAAGGTAGGTTACAAAAAGTTCCGACTGATAATGTTGTAATGACTCCAATGCCAAGCAAAGAGATTGTATTATCTGAACTTAATGCACTTATTGCAGAGCAAAGAAACATGGCTGTCGATGAACTATACACTCTAGTAAGTGGTGCGCCAAAAGCAGGTGAAGAAGCAGCACAACCAGTTGCAGAGGTTTCAACAACTACACCAAGTGAAGAACCTATTGCAGCACCTAGCACAGACGGTGTGCTAAGTGATAAAGATCTTGCTAAATCTTACAGAAGCCAAGCAGATGCAATGTATAAAGAAGCAGCAAGACTAAGACGTGAAGCAGAAGAACTAGACCCTACTGCGAAAAAGTCTACGAAGAAGACAGAAACGGCGTAACGTAAAGTGACGCATAGGCGCTATTTTAAGCCGCCGAGGCATTTAGTAAAAGAGTGGCCGGAGGTGTTCGATGATTTATATATGGACACCATGCCGGTCGCTTACGTTGATACTATGATAATAGAATTCAACGACGGCAGAGTTTGGTCTATAGATGTAAAAAACAAATTAGAAACTATGGATTCGGACACTGTTGCTGATAAACTATTTGGAACACTCAAAGAATATAAAGACACAATTAAAACAATTGACTTTAAAATTGATGTCGAGAGATTAAAAGGCGATATAAAAAATCGCACTGATAAAATACTTTAAATCCTAGTATTTCCGTAATGTATAACTGTATACTTGTTAGAGGTATGTTCTCTCCAAGGATCTAATACAATACTATCCTCAGTAAGATCTACATAAATTTTTGGATGAGCAAGAAGAACAAGAGCTCTAAACGGACCTTTATCTTCTCCATAGACTTTTGGATCAACTTTCATAGGGTTGAAACCTAATTCATTACAATAATAATCTACTAGAAGTGCATAACTACCATCAACATAATGCACTCCAGGCTTATATGCTACACCATTAATAAGTATAGGTAATTCATATTCATTTGCAATTTTACAAAGTTCTTTTGCTAAATTTTTTGCTTGAACTTCACGTGCATTCATAATCGTATCAAACAAATCATAACCTAGTTCTAACTTGTCTGCCATATACCGCAAAGCAATATTATCTCGTGGATGACACGCACCACCGTCGCCCATACCTGCTTTCAAATACATTGGGCTTACTATTCTTTTTTCACAATTAGACAATGCTTTTGTAACTACGTCAACATTAATGTTACCTTGTTTTTGTGCTACATCCTGCATCATATTCACTAAACCAATTTTCGTAGAAATAAAAGTATTGTAGAACACTTTAATACATTCACATTCGTCCCAAGTTCCTATCTCATATGATGGAAAGTTTTCCATAATTGTTTCATAAAATTCTCTTAACTGTTTTGCATCACCTGTTTCTGTTCCGTCTTCTGTTCCTATCATTACAATATCTGGATTTACCATATCCCAAGCAACAGTTCCCATTGCTATAAGGTATGGATTATAAACAAATCTAGTGTTTGTTACCAACGGAACAAATTCTCTACGTGTTGTGCCAGGCAATACAGTGCTTATTAAAACAAGCAATTGATCTTTGTTCATATGCTTGTTTGCTTCTGTTAATACTTCTTTTACAATATCATAAGAAAAATCTTTAGGTTCTAAATGTGCAGTTGGCGTTCTACCGTCATAGGCTGGATCGTGCGGAGTAGGAACTGCTACAAATACTATATCTCTATCTTTCACAGCATCTTCAATACTATCTTCAACTATTACATAGTCGCTTTCTACTTTGTTAATATCATAGCCCAAAACACTGTGTTCTTTTTTGGCAATTACTTCAGCACAGGGCATACCCAATTTACCTAGTCCTATAAATCCAATTTTCATGTATTTTCCTTTACTGTGATTCCAAAAGTATTTACAAAAATGTATTTTAACGCCTTTTAAACCTGGTTTATGTGCATTGGTATAAGTGTAGCAACTACCTAGTAAACACCGCTGTATGACGCTTAAAATGCGTTTAAGACACCTTAAAACGGTGCTAGTAGTTCATAGGTTGGCTTAAATATTGGTCCTTTTTCCATCTACTCAAAATTAGTTTTCTATTATGGTTTGCAATTTCTCTTACAGCAGGCAACCATTGCTTACGCAATATATTTTCTGGCATGTTACATAACCTTTCAACTTCATCCAAAATTGCTAACATTCTTTCACCGTTATCTAAAATATTATCATATGATTCGTTTATCAATGGTTCATATGTTTTATATCCTAACTTTTTTAAATATTGTAGACTATTAGGTGCAGTAACCATTATAAATGGATGACCCATGCCAATAGTTTTAAAAATCTTTTCACTTAAAAATGGTGTTCCTTCAAAGTATGTTGTTTCATTTACAATACTAAAATAAGTTTCGGTATAGTAGTTATTAATAGTAGATTCATGAATTGCTCTATTAGTAACTAGGTCTTCTGTATCTAAATAAAAAGGCGGTAAAGTTTTTACATCTTCATTTTCTTTGAACAAGTTAGATAGTCTACTGTTGTCTTTAAAAATATTTTGCAATTGTGTATACACTGTGTTCCAATTTTTTCCATCATCACTTGGAGCAAAACTTATGTAACCGTATTCTAGTAATTTTTTTGATTTTAATAATGTTATAAGGAACGGTCTATGTAATCTCCATCTTCTATTAAGATTTATAAATTTTTTTGTGTATCTTTTCTTCTTCGGCAAAGCAGCCTCAGACCTTTGTGCAGCATCTCTACCAGTTGCTTCAAATAAACTAAACCAATCAACCTTTATCTCAGGTAATTGTAATCTTTTTGCTAACTTTGCTACATGCAAGTTCATAGTAGGAACTGCGCTGAGAAATATAATTTGTTCTGCAGGAATTGTATGCGCCATTACAATATCTTTGTAAATTGCCTCCGCACATTCTAAAAAATGCTCTAGTGCATTATCTAACATAAGGAATACTTCTTTTTTCCTAATCTTAACTAAAATTTCTTCAGGAACAATTTTGTTTATAGGAAACATTCGAAAACTATCTGCATTTGAAAACTGTATATAGAAAAAGTCATAAGGAGCATTTTCTTTTGCATAATAACCTACATTAGGAGAAATTTTTACAACTTCTTTGTCATGTAAACTATAAGTTTTTACATACAATAGATTGTGTTTGTTTATACAAGGCATTATAGTCTATTAACTCCTGAAGGTGGCCAAAAGCCTAAAGTGTCATCTAGTGACTTACATAATAAAACTTTCTTTTCATATTCTTCTGCAAACTGTGTCATTTTATCAGTAACATTAAAAAAATGCTTAATATATTTTAGGTGACCTAATGGAGTAGGATGATAGTCTACAGTTTGTCCTTTGCCTCCCCAACCCTTGATTGGTGTTGCTGGCCATTTACCTTGATATACAACATCAACAATGCTAGGTTTTATGCTTTTTACAGTATTAGAATATAATTCTAAAACATCATCTAAAGGATTTTCATTTAAATTATCTACAATTTTTAGTTCTTCAAAGTCTGTCATTTTAAACATATCAATGTCTGCAGAAACTTTTTCAAGATAGCATTTTGTAAGTTCTATTAATGCTAGATCTCTAATCATATAAAACCGATCATCTGCCCACTTTGCAACAAAGTTATTATCAAATACACCTTGACTGTAAATATTACCAGGCGTCTCCCAGGTTCCTTTTTTATATCTATCTTCTCTAGATACTGAACTCCACATAACCATTACTAAATCATCTTTGTTAAATTTATGAGTTAGATTTGCTTCTACAATTGAATTGGAAATAAAAAGATTACCGCCACCGCTTCTTCCATAATTATAGTATTTAGGAATTTCTTGAGCTATAATGTCTGCCCAAGTTGGCCATGAATATTTTGTAAGGCTACACCCAAAAGCAAAAAATCTTTTATATTCATTAAATGGTTTCATCGAAATACTCTTTAGTGTTGTCAACTGCAAACTGTATTGCTTCTTTGTAAAAATCTCTTGATCTAATTAAATCAAAATTATATTGAATTGTATCTAAACTTTTTTCTAATTTAGCAATTTTTTCTTCTGGTTTAAGATTACACCAATTCTTCAAAACATTTTGAGTAGTGTTAAATCTTTCAACAGGATCTATAATATCATTATACGAAGGATCAATATCACACCAATCAATTTTAAAACCCATATCTGCAAGACTTCTTAGTGTGCCTTGAGATGCAAATAATATTAAAGGATGGCCTAGCATTATAGGCTTAAAAATTTTCTCTGTTATAAATGCAACATCGTGAATAAAAATTGTTTCTGTAATTACACTTAATAAACTGTTTTCATATATTTCAGTATTATATTGATTTGCTGCATTTGTATTAGACCAATCGCCGTCTACAAATCTAGGAAAATATTTTTTTATTTCACTGTAATCTTCTCCTAATAACAGTAAAGTTTCTTGGTCATGTAATTGTATTTGATTGCCGCTAACTATTCCTTTAGATAAAATATTGTCCTTTATACATCTATACATGTGTGCGCCGCGTTGAGGCCTATAAACTCTATTTAGACTATTAAAGTCTTTAGCATTAGGATTTGCCATTGCATATTTTATTACAGGAGTTGTTACCATATTATTATCAACAAATATATGTCCAAAGTGGTTACTATACATAACATCGTATACTTTAGGAAAATTATGTTTTTTAAGCCATTTGTTATATTGTCTAGAAATTTTTTCGTTACCCTGCAAAATTAATACACTATTACTTGGCAATTTTAATTTATTAACACAATTATATGTAGACAAAAAACAATCCCAATCCTGTGTTACCATAGGACCGCCTTCTCTATCAGCATTAATTACTAACCTTAACTTTTTATCTTTTACAAGGTTTATAATCTGCTCTGGCAAACATTCTAAAATATGTTTATCGGGTGCACCTATATTTTGTAGAACACCTGCCCACCACTGAGGATCTCCTCTTACATCTACAAAATAAATGCCTGGTTCATTTATGTCACCTAGCAATGATACATCAAATTTCATTTCTTGTGCTACTTTTTTTATAGGAGCACCAGGTGCAATTAACCAATAATCGTTTGTTCCATTAAAGGCTAAATTATTTTGATTTGACTGGTTATTATCTAATGTATCAAAGTATATCTTCATTAAAATAACTCCTCTAGTTCTGGGAAGGTATTTTTTATATTTTCATTACGTTTAATATCATAATAACTTATTTCTTTCCTAAAAAGATCAATTAATTTTTTATTATGATTGATAGATTTTAATTCATTTATAACTGCTTGTAATGCGTATTCTATGTTTCCACTTTTATTTTTTGCATATTGTTCAAGTTTCGTTATTATTCCTTTTCTTTCAACATCAGTAAGTAAACTTAAACTAAGAAAGTCTGGATTAATTACATTGTAAAAATGAGGATTGTAATTGTCTACATCTATAAGATTATTGTCTATCATATAATCAATAAATTGTGTGAGTGTTTTTATATTAAGTATACTAACCACTGTGTTTGTTTGTAAGTGAATATGAGGTGCTTCATCCTTTATTTTCCTTAGGTTATCTTCTACAACAGTCCAATCTGTTCCATGACGAATATATTCAGCCCTGTTACCCCAACTATCAAGACTTGCACCTATATATACATTTGAGAATTTTTTCCACATTTCTAATACGTTTTTGTTTTTATAACCAAGCACACTCATATTAGAATTATATCTTAGTTTCACATCTGTTCTGTTATTTTCTATTAAATATTCTAAGATATCATAATGCTTATCAGTTAACAAAGGTTCTCCGCCTGCAAAGTAAAACTCTTCTATAGTGTCAAAGTGTGGTAAAAACTGTTCATACAACGCATCATTGTTTACTCCTCCTGCAAATGTAAAAACTTTTTTATTACCATGCTCTACAGCCCAACTACTAGAATAAAGTGGTCCACATGATCTACATTTAAAATTACATATGTTACTCCATCTTACATCAAGATATCTTAATTTAAAATCATCTACAGAGCCATCTTCATTGGTTTCATTGACTGCACTATCAATATATTTGCTAAACTGTTCATTACTATGCTTGCGAAAACTTGAGTTGCCAGCATCTTCATCTCGATAACATGCATTACATTGGCTACACTTTTTGCCTGCCAGCATGTTTTTCCTCATGTCTTTAAAATTTTTATTATTAAAAATATTTTCTATTTTTGCGTTTTGAACATTACCCATAGGTTGTTGCCAATCACCTACACAACAAGGCAGAACACTTCCATCTGGGTTGGAGTATAGATGTATCCAGGGTAAAATGCAAAAAGTTTTAGTTGGCGCAGTCATAGTAAAATTTCTCAAGTTCAGGAAATGTTTTTATAAAGTCAACATTTCTACGTCTATCATATTCAGTAAACCAATTATAAAAATCTTTTCTGCCTTCTGCAATTCTATCTTCAGAGTAATTGGTGCTAGACATATAGTCTACCACTCGTCTAAACTTTTCGTATTCTAAAATACTAAACTTATGTCTGTCGGCATCATCTAAATTATCTGCAATAAACTGCAAATGCTTTTTCATGTATGGAATGAATTCTTCTTTAGGAAGTATATTCATGTCATACTGTAATGGCTCTTTTAGATATGGAGTATCAAATCTAATTCTTTGCCACTTTGTTTGATTATCGCTATTATATTTCTTACGCCAATATAAAAACTTTTCCAATAGTTTGTTAAAATTTGTTACAGTAAGTATATTGAATGTAACCATAAAAGTTAATGGCATATTTGTCTTAGTCATATAGGTATCAAAATTCTTTTCCCATAATTCTAAATCTAAACCTGTTCTGATATATTCTGCTTGCGGCCCCCATGTATCCATGCTTGTGAAAACTTTAAAATCTTTAATGCAACCGTTTTCTACAAGGCTATTAACTTTGTTTGCAAAACGTTCAATTAACTTAGGTTTCACACCAAAGTTTGAATTTATGTTTAATTCTAAGTTAGGCATAGGATTACGTTCAAGTTCATCAAACATACGCCATGTGCTTTGTTGTAGTAAAGGTTCTCCGCCTGTTATACGCAAGATGGTTAGAGTTTTACGAAGCTCTGGCCACCATTTCCAAAACGCCTTTACGTATGGATTGTTTTCTTCTTCATACACCTGAAACCAATCAATATCATTTCTATGATTTTTCACCATAGTATAAGGACCATTATCACGTATTTCTTTATGATAAGAACTTGAATGTTTTGGATGACAATAACCGCATTTAAAATTACATTCATTACCAAATGATATTTCAACATATTGTGGATTTACATCTGCCATAGGATCTTTTTTAATAGCATCAAATCTTTCTTTAGTATAGATACTAGCATTTCTCTCTTTACGATCACTTATGTAATCTTTACCCATGCATTCTATATTCCAGCAGTATTGGCATCCGCTGGGTTTCTCTCCGTTAATCATAGCCTGTCTTTCAGATTTTTTCTGAGGTGTGTTATGCAATAGACTTGGATTTTCTTCGAGACCCTCCAGCGGAATCTTGTGTGGAGCAGGATGATAACAACTGTGTGTTTCTCCTGTTTGTAAATAAATTGTTGTGTGGTGCCATTTTGCTAAACAAAATGTCGGAGACACTTCGTCCATCATAGGTTCAAAACTTTGTATTCTTTCTTTATCTTTCATCGAACCTTTCCTTTAACCATTCAAAATCGTTTATCTTATACAGTGCTTCAATATTATTACTGTTTTGCTTTCCGTATTCTCTACCTTCTTTCGCCCCTCTAATAGAATATTCTCCATACAGTTTATCTGCTCCTACATTACACCATGTATCTAATCTTTTTGTAGTTTCTGTATCGTCTTGTCTATCTATTATTCTACTAGACAACTTTACACATTCTCTAAAAGCACTTTTCCAAGTTGTGAACGGATCTGTGTTAATAATTGTCGAATTTGCAACAGTATCCATTGGCCTAAAACTATCTGAAATACTTGTTGTCATATCAGGTTTAGTTGTATCCATATCTATTGTAAGTTTTCTTGGAAAAAGTTTTACACCGCCATAGCCATATTCTAAATCGTTTATTGGATTTTTACTTCTCCAAACATAAACACTTTTTCTTGCATTGAAATCATAGTAAGGTATTTGCATATCAAATTTAAAGTCATCTAAAACGTCAGCATCAGCATCAACAATGTAAAACATTTCTGTTGTTGCTTTTTTTGCTGCTTCAATGTGTGCAAAATGTATTCCTTTTACATCACGTGTCCATTGTGCGTTTGGAACTTTCTTAATTAATTTGTTATAATTTTCTGTAGCAAATTTTTCATAATAAGAAATAAAAGCGACGTCATAAGGTTTAGGTTGTGTTGCGACTGTATCTATTTCTTTTTTGTTTGTAAAAAATCTATAATCCCATTCTCTTTGCAAAATTTTTGCAGATTTGGGAAATATACACACACCGTCAAAATAATCTCCATTCTTAAATACATGCACATACTTGCTATCCCACTCAGGAATTTTGTAATCAAAAGTAAAACTATTTTGTATTTCTAAATTATCCCATACTACCCAGAAATGTTTAGTAAATGATTTTTTTGCAACATCTGTAAAAGTTTTTGCATTTTCTATTTTTTGCGCAGAAGGAAATCGTGACTTGAATTTAGTCCAAGCATCGCTATCTATATTGTTGTTGCTTACAAAAAAAATATCATACATAAGTTTGACTGTAATATGTTTTACCTAAATTAATAGACTCTTCATAAAGATCCATAACATATTTGCTCATCGAAGGATCTAAATTAGGATAGTTAAAACCTAGTTGTTCTCGTAATTCGCTACCTAAGCGTTTTATTTCTTGTTCTAATCCAAAGCCATCTTCGTATTGCTTACATTGATCATTATAAAGATTTCTTAACGATTCAAAATCTCTTACCTGCACATGATCCCAATCAGTGCAATTTGTTAAGTATGTTCCTAGTCTTGCTCCATATATTGCAAACAAACCGTTTTCAACATGACTACCTACTGTGCTCCACATTCTTAACCTATGAATATTGTGCCACCATACTCTTTTTTCTATATCTTGTGGCGGAACTTTAAGTCCTCCATCTAGTGTCATTTTAACACCTTCACGAAATCCAGCTCTCCATGCCATAAATGGATCAAAATTTATAATTGTATCGCTGAACGTCACAGGAAAATTTCTGTAGCCTGTTTCCCAACAAAAATCTACTTGTGCTCTTTCTGAATCTGCATTCTCATGTGTTTTCATGTTTAGGACATGATCTTTGTTCCATAACTTTAATCCGCCGTTACCATAACGCAGTCCGTTAACATTGTTGCGTCCGCACCAACTGTATGCACGGATGTCTGGATTGTCCATATCAATTTCTATATCAAAGAATTCTGGATACACAATATTATCTGCATCAACTGTTAACACCCAATCAGTTTCTGATTGTTCTGCTGCGGCTTTGTGTGCATGATCTGATCCTTTTACTCCGTGTATGCGTTTAGCCCACGGAACCTTATTACATAGGTCTGCGTAGTGTAGATCAGCATTTGGCTCATCGTAACTTAAAAAGAATACATCAAACTCTACAACTTTTTTCATTTTTCCTCAATCACATAATTTTTAAGTAATCTTCTTGTGTAAACACTAAATTTTTCAGGACATTTAATATTAAAACTTTTTGCTTGCCCTGAAATATCAGAAAGTTTTACATCTACTTTGTCATAAACAATATGTGGGTCATTGTATTCAGTAATTGAAAAACTTAAAACTGTTTCTCCATCCCAAAACATTTTTCGTTTAACAATAGGATGCCATTTTTTATCAAGTTTATGAGTTCCGCCTAGCTCTTCTGATAATTTTACAGTTAGTCTGCTAGACTTCTTATCATATTCAAGAAATACATCTGGTTTTTCTATACTGCTCCACTCTGTGTTTACTATCCTGTGTAAAACATCATCTATTTTAAATAGATCCTTTTGTTCTACAATCTCAAGTTCACCAGCATTAGGATCTATAAAACATTTGCTTAATTTAATTTCTCCTGATATAATTGCCTCTGCTTGAGTTGAATCTAGTGCAAGTGTATTTGGATACTTTTCCTTGTCGATACTATAATCAGGACCGACCGTCAACACTTTACCTGTCTCACTATCAAATGCAGCCAGATAATTTATAGGATCAGGTTTGTAATTTTTAATCCATTCATCAAAATCTGGCAGATCTTTTATGTCTTTTTCCATGCTATTTCCTCCAATATATTAATTGTTTCTGCCGTTACTTTTTCTTTATCAACATAATGAACAATATCATGTTGCTGATAATTACCTATTTTAATTCTTCCTTTTCTATCAATGTAAAACCCTACATGATCAAAAACATTGTCGGCCGGATAAGGCCAATTCTGTAACATTCCTTTGCAATGCACTACTCTTGGAAAACTAAGAGGATATGATATGTCATCAGCAATACCTAAAATCTTTGCTGCTAAAGAAAACGCTTCATCTGTTCCTATAACACTAGGTTTATAAGCACTTAAAAAATTATTTGCATACACTTCAGGATTTTCAATTATTTCTCTATTAAGATCAAAAAATTCTTCCATCATTGGATTAAATTTTTTAAAAAATGTAAAATAAGAATATAAGTTAGGTAATTCATTTGCTGTAAAGCATTTTCTATAATGATCACTTGTAACTTTTTCTCCTCTATAGGTATATGCACTGTTTGCAACATAAAGATTACAGTTTTTAATGAAATAATCTATCCAATGACTGTAGTCTCTAGTAAAAATCATATCGGCATCTAAACAAACAGTCGCTTCCCATGGTGATAAAAAATCCATATACGAACGACCATCCCAGTGTTTATGCTCTTTGTTTTCAATTACTTCATCAAATACCCACGGCGAGGTTAAATTTTTCAGTCTTTCTTTATCATCAACAACCAGAGCAACCTTATCATAACCTTCTTTTTGAGTATTTTTAATGCTAAGTGCTAGAGCATAGGCAAGATTCAGATAATTTGTATCTTCTTTATCATTAACAATTATTAAATATCCAAATGTCATAACTGCTCCATAATTTTATCATAATTTCTTAACAAACTTTGTTTGTTCATTATATGAATATCTTGGTTTTTAATGTTAGATGCTTTATCATCAGACAAAAATATTAAATTTAAATTATCTCTAACATCATACAACTGGTCTATGTCAGGTGAAGATAAGACAGGAGGTAGGACATAATCATTATTATTGTCCCAACCATTTAAAATATGTGTTGCTATGCTAAATGATATATCGTTTCTATATACAGTTGGATTGAACCTATAAGAATCTGCATATTGTTGATAATTTTCCTTGATATGATCCACTAATTCAAATAAAACTTTGCTTTCTTGATTTTTTGTGAACATTATCGTTGTTGCCCATAGTAGTTTTACACCTGTTTCAGAAACTGCTTTGTCTAAGTAACCTATTCTATTTTCGCTTATAATATCTTCATAGGTATCACTTATCATAAAACTAGTATCAACATCCCAATATTCATTTAACTTATTACTCAACACCAAATAATCGCTATCAATTAATAATGTTCTTTCATATGGTGTAAGGAACCATACGTTGTCTCTATTGGTATTGTTAAAAGGAGCGGCAATTTTGTTTTTTCCGTCTCTATAAATCTTGTTATTTCCTGATTCAGGTCTTTGAGTAATAATAATTTTTTCAAAAATGTCGGCTGCTTCTTGAAACACACCTGACTCTCTCATCCAATCTGCTGTAGACGGATCAGTAATAAGTGAAACCGGTTTGCTTAGATTCTTTTTAGCGAGAGCACCAGACATCATAGACAGTTTTACATAATCTATCTGCCTATTATTGTGAGCAAATATAACTATACCGCAATTCATACTAAACTTCTATCAACTTTTCTACAGATCTACTCTTTTTTAATTGCTGATATTGTTCATGATATTCGTTAGTTACTTCGAAATATCTGTCAAATACTTCCTCTCTAAAATCTACTAAATTTTCTACAAGAACTGGATTGTTGTTAATATCTAGTAAAACAACATTTTCAGATCTGTCCTTATAGATTAGCATTTCTACAAAGTTTAACAAACTTCTATCTATTTTGAAAATACCTCCATTGTGACCATAGGTCAATTTTGCGTCCATTTTTTCTTTTAGACGCTTTCGAGATACTTCTAAAGTTTGACGATAGTTTGCAAACTCTAATGCGTTTTTGAATGTTTCTTGCATAACACCTCCTATTTTAATAATAGTAGCATATTATTTATCTGGTGTTACTATGGGTAAGAAAATTAATTTATGATAGTGCCGATTGTTACTGTAGGTGTTTCAACTTCAAAATTTCCTGAACCAACAGGATCCAAAACACCTGCTGCTTCAATAGTTTGAACAGTAAGACTGATTGTTCCGTCTACTGCATCAGGACCAAATCCGCCTGGCTGAGTTGGTGTTCCTGTAGCAGATGGACCTCCAAGTGCAACGTGATTATCTAACCAATATATATCAAAGTTGATGATCCTGCTTCCTCCTGCAGAGTTATCGCTAACTCCGTCGCCTGTATTAGCAAGAATATTCCATTCATTTAATGCGTATGGTGACGATGCAACAATACTACTCCATTCTTGGGGTGTGTTACTCATTCTAAACCAGTTTGTTCCATCATTTGGGTTTACACCTGTGCCAGGTGTATTGCCTCCAAAAGTTCTAGTCCCTGCTGTTGAAAGTAGACTAGTCCACGAAGTATTTTGAGCAGTTGTAGACCCACCTGTTCTACTACTTGTAAAATTTATAGAACCACCGCTATTGAAAAAGAATCTTGCATTTTCACTTGTTAAGAATTCAACAGTTACATTGCAATATAGTTGTGGAGTAGAATTTGCACCCCATGTTCCTGTAAAAGTTTCAGTTCCATGATTAGTTGTAGATCTTTGTCCTGCTACTGCAAGGTTACGTCTGTTAGTTTCTATACTATTTGTTACATTTGCCCAATAATTAATTGGTTCATCAGTATTACTGTATCTAATAGTTTCACCTAAAATCTTAGCATCGACATTAGGAGGTGTAGCGTTAAACAAATGCTTGTATGCATTAATGATATCGTATCTAAGTGCTGCATATTCATTTACTGTTACAACATCTGAGGTTGTTACCTGACTGCTAAAAACTGTTTGCCCGTAACCAAATTGACCCGACCCTGTTCCAAGTATTTGTTCAATATCTGCTTGGATCGCATTGTAGTCACTTGCTAAAATTTTTGTGTTTACACCTGCCATATTTTTTTACTCCACAAGTATTTACCTAGTATATTTTAGGTAGTGGTTATGTTTGACATAGAATACGTAGGTGCAGTAATTGTAAATGGTGTTGATAAAGGCTGTAAAGTGCCGACAGCACGTAGTTCTTCAGCAGTAATAGTTAAAGTTCCATCAACTTGATCTCCTGGTGCTGGTGCACCTGGGTCAACATATGAGTCATTTAGGTATATTCTAATCGTAACTTCAGTTGCTGTGCCATTTGAATTGTCTGCTACATCGCATTTGGCCTGCAAACTATATGCATTTGCAGAGTAAGGTGTGCTTGCAGATGTTTGGTAGTATTCTTGAAATGTGTTTGTAAGTGTATAAAATCCAGTTGCAGCAATTAAGTCACCGCTAAAATCTTGATCGCCTGCTGTAGATAATAAGTTTGCCCATGCATTAGATTGAGAAGTTGCACCTGTGCCTGGAGCAAATGACGAACCTATTCTTATTGCTCCGCCACTATTAAAAAAGAATCTTGCTTCATCGGCAGTAGTAAATGTAATAGTTAACGTTGATTCTGCCGTTGTGCTCCAAGTGCCTACGTCTGTTTTTGTATCAATTGCAGTTATTTGGTATTGTCCTGTAGCAACATCGAATCTATTGTTTCTAATAGTATCCGCATAAAAATCATAATTGGCTAATGCTTCGCCGGGATCATCTGAAATTAAGTCACCTGCGTTAACTAAAACAGCACTTGGATTATTTCCTGTTTGATGTATCCAACAATTAACAATGTCGTATCTAACTGCGTCCCATTGTGATTTTAGAATTAATTGACCTGCACTAACTGCACTACTATAAACATTCTGTCCGTATCCGAAACTTGCTGCTCCGGTTCCTAATACATCAATAGTTTTTTGTCTAATTGTGTTTATATCACTTGCAAGAATATCAGCCATTATAAAATCACCGCTTCTATGGTTCTAACAACACCTTCTTGGTTGTCATCTATTAAAGCAATTGCAAAAGTATTTACATAGTCGGCTTCGTTTGCAACTCTAGCAACTCCATCATTGCCTGCAACTAATCTATCACCTTTTGTAACTGCTCCTGTAATTTTTACAGGAACTCTTCCTTTAAGTGCAACATATTGTCCACCACTTAGATGACTGTTCATCATAAACGCTGGACTGCTACTAATAACACCTATTGCTTTATCACCATCATTTGAAGCAGTAACTTCTCTATGACCACCTACACTGATAACAGTGCCTGGTTCATAATCTTTGTCAGTAAGATATTTTTCTGCAAGGTCGGCGTAACGTGCTGCCGTTGCTGTTCCTTGGAAAAGATTTGCGTTAATATCACCAACGCTAGTTCTTGCAACAATTGAATCTGCTGTTGCAGTTGTTTTTGCTGATCTATAATCTGGATCAGTATCTGTTGCAGAATCATCAATTTTTAATCTATCTGCTTTGTCAGCAATACCTTTAAATTGGTTAGCAGTAATATCACCATTGTTATCTCTAACTGTAATTGTAGGAGTTAACGGGCTTGGAACTACATCCGACGGTGCCAGGTTGTTAAGGTTACTAGCATTTGATGCTGTTCCAGTTACGTTACCACTTACGTTTCCAAAAAGTGTTCCTCTTAAAGTAGCAGTTGCATAACCAATTTCTTTTGTTGTAGCATCTACTAATACTTGTGTATCTGTTGCAACAACATTACCAGTTACACTTCCAGTAACATTACCAGTTACATTTCCTGTCAATGCACCGTTAAGACTTACTGCATGTAATTCGTTCCATTTTAAAGAACTTGTCCCAATATTAAAACTGTTAGTAACACCTGGATTAATTCCTGTGGTTATAAATTTTGCAACATAGTTTCTTGTAATACCATCTGATATAACAACACTTAAAGGATTACCTAGTTGACTTTCAATAACTGGTTGATCATCGCTTTCTACAAATACTTTAAGATCTCTTTGGTCACCTAGTAAGTAACCATTATCATCAAATACTACTGTTGAGGTAAATGAAACTGAACCTTTTTGTATAAAGTTGTCAGCATCAATGCCGCCTAATTTTAAACTGTTAGATGTTGTTCCCCAATAAACAAAATCATTACACTTACTCCGTTTGCATCTGTTGCTGCAAGTGTTATTCCTTTCTTAATTAAAGTAAAGTCATCAATTGGATTTACAGCACTATTAAGAGTAAATGAAGTTTGAGAAATTATAGCAACAACTTTTCCGCCTGCTAAAATTTTAAGTATTGAATGATTAGTGTTACCTGTATCTTTTACAACTTGTGCTGCAACACCACTTACACCTAAATCCGGTGAAGCCTCAGGACCGATTAGAACAAATGCTCCTCCGTCCCAAGCATATAGTTGTTTTGCAGATGTGTCCCACCAAAATTCACCAGTTGCTAAACCTGAAGGTGCTGTTCCTGATGTTTCCGCACCAGAAGCAGATTTAAATTTAGTGCCATCATAAAATTTTAATCTTTTATTTCCACTGTCATACCAAACTTGTCCTTCAACTGCTTTAGGAGGACTTGTAGTGTTTGCAAAATTTTCTAAAAGATGTAGGAAATTTTCGTTTTGAACTTCACCGTAGCCAGCATAGTTTTTACCTACAAAGCGTAGGTCTGTGGTTGTATCAATAGTTCCGTCTTCTACAGACGTTAAAAAAGTTCCGTTAAATTTATCTACTTGGTATGCCATTTTGCGTTTTTTCCTAGTTCACTTGTATTTATCGTTTTACTTCATTAGCATTAGGCACGCCCAATTGCTATTACTTGTAGATGTGCTTACAGAATGTGGATTTGTTAGTGAAAATTCAACCCCGTGTCCTTGTTCTACTGTAATTTCGTCACCGTCTATAGTTATTGTATTATTAGGTGTTAAACTGTATGCAACTATAGTTCCTACTGACTTTGCTCCATCCCAATCATTAATTGTATCTAAAAATCCTGTGTTTGCAGGAAATTTTAAGAACCATCCTATTACTGCTTTGTTTATATCATCTGCTTCAAAACATGCTTTGAAATTAGAACGCTGTGTTCTATTCCACTTTTTCCATTTTGAATATTCATAAACACTTATGTTAGCAAGTTGCCCTGATCCTAATCTAGTGCTATCTGATGTAAAATTTACAGCCTCTAAAATATTGTTTAGTGCTGTTAAATTATCTGAGCTTATTTGGTTTCTACGTATATACATATTTCCTACTCGTAAAGATAAACTAATGAATATCTTTGGTTATTTACTGGTGCAACACTATGCACCGGACCTATTCCATCAATGCAAATGCCTTGTCCGATAGAATCTTTTATAAATTCGTTGCTCTCGTTAATTAGAACACCGTCTTCACTATCTTGTAAAGAAATAACTAAATTTTTTCTATAGTAATCGAAGTCTCTATGTTTACCAAGATAATCTCCTACCTTGTATCTATTTACCGCTATTTCTGCTAATTTATGATCGCTGAAGTGAGGAGCAATAGATTTTAAAAATTCAACCATATGCTTTGGCATTTGAGAATGTCCGCAAAAATCATATGCACATGTAGAATTTTCAACCTGCCTAGGTGGAGTAAGTTTAGATCTTCTAACCCATCTTACATCTTCAAGATTTTCGACATACTGCTTTGCTCTCATAGCAGTTAATTTGTCAAGGTAATTAGATATCACGTATGTCATTACCAAACTCCTGTATAGCACCTTCATATTTTTCTGCAATCTCATTATCAATGTCTTCAGTGCTTTTATATTCAACTTCTGTATTGTTTCTAAAGTATTCTTTTCTTATTCCGTTAGCACGTCTGACTTCTGCTATAAAGTCATTCATTTCTTTTAGATCCTCTGCTGCTACACTTGCATTGTCTGCTAGTGTTTCTAACACAGATCCTAAAATACTTAATTGTATTTCTAACGGATATTTGTCTATTATTCGATTTCTTGCTATGTTATTGAGTGCGTCTTCAGTAATTACTGGTGTTTCATTTACATCATAAATTGTGTAATTGTCATAATCACCTCTTACATTTTCATTATCAAGATCTATTTCAATTTCTCTATATAGATACAATTCATGGTTTAGTAATGATTGGTCATCAACCATTCCAAGAACAGTTGTAAATTTTTTGTTAAGTTTGTTAAACTGTGCTAGTGCAGATTGCCTATTCATATCCATATTTATCCTACGTTAATCCATGAGCCGTTTGACTGTTTTTCGACTACTCTTCTATACCTATCAGAAATTGAAACACTACCACCATTACTGTTTGCTGATCTTGAATAAGTTCTTTCTTCCCAAAATGCAACTTTGGTTCCTGTTGGATATCCTGAATATGTTGCTTGAACATTTGAAAGCGTAGTTGCACCTGCCCATAAAGTTGTAGGTATTTGTGCAATTGCATTACTTACTTCTGTATCAACATATCCTTTTGTCGCAGCATGAAAACTTGCTGTTGGATTTGCATGTAACGTTAAAAAACCTGCCATGGTATCACCAGCAAGTGAAACCTTAGTTGAATCAGCAATCGTAACGTCTGCTGTTCCATCGAATGCAACACCATTAATATTTCTAGGTGTAACTAATTTTATAGATTGACTTGATTGAAAAACATCATCTACCCAAGCCGGTGCAGCACCTGTTCCTCGTGATGCTAAAACTTGATTTGCAGCACCTGCAGGTAATAAAACTGTTGTGTCCGATGCTGATTGATATGGTATCGAGCCGCTTGCTCCGCCAGCAAGATTAGTTGAGGTTGTTGATAATGTTGCAGTGTCAGCATTTCCTACAAGGTTACCTGTAAATGTATTAGCATATGCATTATCAAATTTTGCTGTGCTTTTACCTAGATCGACATCTCCGTTTGTAGTAGGAACTATAGCACCATTGTTACCTGTTCCTTCTGATTGTGATTTAATTGGAGATATAATTCTTAGTGATGTTGTATCACTGCCATCCTGCGCAACTATTCTTAATTCTGTTTCAGCGGTCATTCCACTTAAACTTGCGCCGCCGTCTATGCCTAGTGCTCCACCTATTGTTACCCTACCAGTAACATCTAAACTTGTTAAAGTTCCTACAGTTTCTATACTTGTGTTTACAACATTTGTTGCTAATTGTGTTCCTGTAAGTGTTGTTGCACTTGCAGTAACAGTAATATCTGCTTGGCCATCAAATGCTACACCATTTATATTTCTTGCTGTTCTAAGTTTTGTAGCACTAAATGCATTACCAGATAACGTTGGGCCAACAAAACGATTTGCTTCTACAACATCAAAACGTGATGTGCCTGAAGCCGCTGTTACATTACCTGTAACATTTCCTGATAGATCAGCAGTTATAAGTCCTGCGGCAAAACCGCCTGATGAATTTCTTGCTACTACTGTTCCTATGTTATTAGAAGCAGTAGCATCAACACTCCATGTAACTTCGTTGCTTCCGTCAAATCTTTGACCGTTTAAATAATCTCCTGGCACATGATCTTGTGTTGTTGAGGATGTTATTGTTATATCATTTGTTCCGTTAAAACCAATGCCATTTATTTGTCTTGTATTTTCTAACCTAGTTGCTGAACTTGCATTGCCTTCTATATTTCCTTTTACAACAAATCCTTCTTTAAGTGTAATACCTGCTTGTAATGTTGCATATCCATCTATAGAATTTGTAGAATCTATTGTAAATTCATTAGAAGCAATAATTGCAATCGGAACTCCATTTACATTCATTTCGATTATAGGATATGTAATTCCATTTGTTGCTAGAACAGTTCTACTTTTCGCTCTTGTTGTAGCGTAGCCTTCGGCAGTTTCAGGCCCTATGAATACCCAATCGTTGCCATTCCAAATATAAAGTGTATTATAAGGTGATTTGAACCAAAAAGAACCAACAGGTGCATTTGAAGGAACAGTATCTGAAATTGTTGCGAAGCCGACGGCGATCCAATTTGCACCGTCATAAATTTTAAGACTATCATTCTCAGTATCAAACCATAACTGGCCTGCAATAGGTTTTGCAGGAGCACCTGCGTTTGCAAAATTTTCTAATAAGAATAAAAAGTTTTCGTTTTGTGCTTCACCGTATCCAATGTAATTTCTACCAACCATTGTAAGGCTAGTAGTATTATCTACAGTTGCATCTTCAAGAGTGATTAATGCTGTTCCATCACTTTTATTAATTACGTATGCCATTTATCGCTCCTGTTCTCCTTATGGTAATACCGATTCAGATACATATGTCCAAGCACCTGCTAATAGTTGGAACACCTTTATAACTCTTGTTGTTGTAATAGGTGCGCCTGTAATTGTAGCAGTTGAAATAGCAACATTTGTTATTGCATCATCTTGTGTTACACCATCTCCTCTTAAGAAATCGGTAAGTGTAGTTGAAATTAATGGGTTGATTTCTAAACTTGTATTACTGTTAGATACTGTTGTGCAAAGTATTCTTGCAAGTGTTCCGTTTCTATATTCTGAAGGCGGTGCTAAGTCTGCTAGTATTGTTCCTGCAATATAACTATTTGGTTTACCATCAGTCAAGTCCATAGAAAATGCTAAACTTCTTGTTTCTATTGTGTTATCTACATATTCTTTTGATGCAGCATCTTGTGCATCTGTAGGATCTGCTAATCCAGTAATTTTTGGTGAACCTATTAGAGCTACATTACCTGTTCCGTCTGGTGCTAATTCTAAGTCAGCGTTTGAAAGAATAGTAGTGATTCTAGGTTTAGCACTTACGCTATCAGTCTCTAATTTAAAATCTGCTGTTGGCGGTGTTGCACCTATGTTAACAACATTCTGTGTTCCGAACGATGTAACACCTGGAATACTTGTAATACCTGTTCCTAAACTATTTCCGTCTAAAACAGTAACGCCGTTAATCTTAAATGCTTTTCCTGTTGCTAAGTTAATGTGCTCTGAACTTGTCCATGATTGTGCTGCTAGATCAGGTGTTCTTGCATCTGCTGCAAGACCTAAGTTACTCCAAAGAAATACATGATCTACATTAGCAGCAGGACCTTTAAGAATTATTCCTCCGCCATCTGATACTGTATCGTTGTTTGTAGCATCTGAACCTGTTTCTGCAAGTATAATATTTTTGTTTTCAACAACTAAATTTTGTGTGTTTTCTACAAGTAAGTCACCGTCATTGATAGTAAGTGTTCCTCTAATAACCGTGTCGCCATTGATAGTAACATCGCCGGCAAATTCTGCTTCACTAGTAGATTGCCCGCTATAAAAATCTATTTTTCTTGTTGAAGGATCAATAGTAATTGCGTCTTCTTGAACAATACCTTTTCTTACATTAATTGTAAGAGATTTGTCTGATGCCGAGTTTGAAAAGAATACATTACCGCTTGTGTCAACTGTAAGGTTACCTTGGTCACCAGCACCAAACACTATTCCTAAATCACTGTTAACTCTAACTTGTCCTGCAAAACTATTTGAAGTATCTCTTCTTGCATATGTTGTTGCATCTACATTACCTAATTTTTCACTGTTTGTGCTTGTAACATCAAATTTAATATTAGCAAGATCACTTGCATTAAATCCTGCTCCGATACTGCCTGTAAAGTTTTCAATTGCATTTTTTGGTGTAAATGAATCTTTAGAAAAAATTCCTAATAAAACACCATTCGTATACAAAGATGTTATAACACGGGTTTGGTTAAGTGAGTCTAATATACTTGTAACTTTCAATCCACTTAAACCTTGTGTTTGTGAATAATCAGGTCCTAGTAGAATAGTTTCTGTGCCATCAAAGAAATAAAGTTGTCTATCTACATTGTTAAACCAAAGATCGCCAACGCCAAGTGTTGAAGGTTGCGTATTAGATATAGTTGCCGACGAAACTGGAACAAATGCCGTTCCACTATATACTTTTAACTTGTTTTCTGTTCCGTCGAACCAAATTTGACCTTTAATAGGATTAGATGGACTTGTAGTGCTTGAAAAGTTTTCAAGCAATTTTACAAAATTTTCATTTAGAGATTCACCGAAGCCACTATAGTTTTTACCTATAAGTGTAATGTCAGTTGATAACGTATCGACTTGACCGTCTGCTACTGTTGCTACAATTGTTCCATCTGTTTTGTTTATCTGATAAGCCATATGTTATTCCTAAAACTCCGCCGGTCCTGATCTAATAATATAGTTAATAGTTAAGTAAGGATTCATAATACCTACAGGAGAACTTAAAGTTGTGCCTGTTGGTTTTTTCACTCCTCCTGAATCTGGAAGATACTGTGCTGGTTGTGTAGCACCAGTAGGGCCTTGCAATGAAGTTGAACTTGCAGTAGGTGTTGTTGTTACCTTAATGCTATAAAACTGTTCACTGTCGCCTTGCATATTGTGTGAGTGCTCTGGCAAGTTTGCTAATTCTAATTGCACAGAACTTGCTCCACTTGATGCCGCCAATGTCTCTGGCTCTGTTCCTGATATTCTTGCTGGCACTGGAGATCCACCGCCATTATCAACAAAACCACCTACATCATTTGGAACTTCGATATTGTTATCCATATTGTGACGTCCTAGTGCAAATCTACCTCTAAGATCCGGAACACGGAATGTCTTTCCTACTGCTCCATTCAATGCACCTGCACCATTATATCTACTACCAATTACATCATGAAGTTTTCTAAATTTAGCAATTTCAACTTCGCCGCCATCGCATAATAAAAATCCATATGGAACATTTGGACCTGCAAATGGTAAAACAGTTCCGATTGGAATACCTAGGTCGCCAACAAATGTATCTCTATCTTGTTTTAAAAGTCCTGTAGAACCTCCAACTTCTGCTGTAGCTCTATAAACTAGTATCTGATCGTTTTCTTCTGAAACTAAAGGTAAAGGTTCATCTTTTGATTTAATAATATTTGCTGTAAGTTGTGTTGTAAATTCTTTTGTATAACTACCTACCTGTCCGTCAAATTGTAAAGTATCAGAAATAACATCACCTACAATCTTAAAAGTAGTTAAATTTTTAAGGTTAGTTGCTGTATTTGCATTTCCTGTAATATTACCGCTAATTGTTCCTTCAATTTCGTCTGCAATAATTTTCTTAGCCTTAATATTATTCCATCTTAGAGTATCTGTTCCTAAATCATAAGATTCATTTGCATTTGGTTGCACGTCTGATAGTGCAGTTCTACCAAATACTTGAAGTTCTGTTCCTACTTTTAAATTTTTTGTGATTGCTACGCCACCAGCGGTTCTAATACTACCTGTGTTAAGGTTAATTGATTGATTATCGTCAGCAACAATTAAAGCGCCTGTTACACCAATATCACCATCAACATCTAATGCATTATCAGGAGCAGCAACATTTATTCCAACTTTGTTATCAAGCACACGTAAAATTGTGCTAGGCACACCGTTTCTGTTGACCTGTAAATCTAAAGAACTTCCAGCAGCACTATTATAAACTTTAGCAGCAGTAGCAGATGTAGTTAACTGAAAGTTTCCATCATTACCAATAGTTATACCACCGTTATTCCTTACATTCAAACCAAATTCAGTTGTGTTAACAGTATCTGTTCGTAAAAACTTTCCTGCTGCAACTTCTGTATCACCTACGTTCAATGCGTCTGCATTTTTTGCAGTTCCAATTAATTTAGGTAAATTACCACCTAAGAAAATACTTGCAAAAGCATCTTCTTCTCCACTTGCAGGAGTTGCGATGTTTATACCTGATTTAATATTTGTAAATCCTTGTATATCAATCTTTGGAACAAAAGAATCTTTAGAAACAATTACAACAGGTTGGTCTGCAATATAAAGTATTAAAACATTTTTATCTAAGTTATCTTGATCAACAATCTTTTCAACTGCTGGTCCATACCTTAAACCATCAATAGCACTTTCTGTAGGACCTACAAGTAACCATCTTGTGCCTGTGTAAATTCTTAACTGTTGGTTAGTTGTGTCTACCCATAACTCGCCTACTTTAGAAGTTTCTACACTAGGTTCAGTAGGACCTTTTTGTATGTTAGATGCTGCCTTCCAGTTTGTATTATCAAATAATTGTAGGACACCGTTTGTAGTGTCATACCATAACTGTCCTTCTACCGGATTTACTGGTTGATTAGGCGAAGCAAAATTTTCTAAAACTGCTAAAAAGTTTTCTGCTATTATCTGTCCGTAACCTGTTACATTACGTCCAGGAAAAGTAAGACTTGTATCTTGACTTGAGGTATTGTCAAATACAGTAATAGGTGTCTTGTTTTCTCTATCTGTAAAATTTACTATATATGGCATCTATTATACCTCATTAAAACTTGTTAAACTTTGAATACGTATTGTATAATCAATCTGTAATAACCTGTTTAGTGATTTTTGCACAGGATGGAATACAACGTGTGTTAGTAATTTTCCGCTACCGGCAGGATCATAAGATTTTAAACCTAATTCATCAAATACAAAATTTCCATCTAGTGTTTGACTGTTGTCAAAAGCCTCTTGGTCATCAGGTTCACCGTAATCAAGTAAACAAGATATAACAATATCACTATAAGTTGCTCCACTTACATGCCTAATTTCCATTTTGTTTCTAGTAGGATCAGTATTATCATTCGATCTACTGTCAATAACTTTAGAATATGTTTGATTGTATAAACTTGAATTAATACCAATAGTGTTTGGTGTTAAGTATGTAATTAATCCTGTAGGATCTACAGTTGTTCCACCTGATCCAAACGCCATTTCAAATAAAGTTCCTTTGCCTTGATTTGACAAACTTTGAACCATTGCAACACTCATGTTTTCAAAGTGTATAGCATTACGTTTATCCTGAAAAACTTCACCAGTTTCAGGGTCAAAGATCTTTATATGCCCTTCAAAATGAAATTGAGACTGCTCATTTATTACAGGCTTTTGTTCTTCTGTTGCTTTATTTGTGTGTATTGGCATATCTTTCTCTTCGTGTTTCATAGTGTATTTATTCAGGTAATCTGGTTGTCTTAGCAGCAATGAATCTACTTATTGGACTATTATTTGCTAACAATGTAACACCAGCACTAGCCGTGTTTTCTCCTTTATCATACCAGGTATTTCCTGTCCTTTTAATTACAGTTATTCTTGTTCCTGCTGTTGGTGCTTTTGTAAGCCTTATATATGGGTTTATTCCATCAACAGCAAACTCTGCTTCTAGTTTTTTATCGCCACTTGGGCTAATAGGTGCAATAGTTTCATCAAAAATATCTATTGCAGTTTTTCTTAGTCGTTTACCGCCTACAAAAACTTCAACAATATCGCATCTATTATATTCTTCTGGTATAGATTCGCTATACCATCCGCTAGTTACACTTGATTGGGCAGGCACATACTCTAATGGACCTACCAAAATAGTGCTTCCATCACTTACAAAATCAGCTCTATCTTGTTCTTCTATATAAGGTAACGAATCATCTTTACTTATATCAACTACATATTCACCTGCTGAATGCAATTCAGCAATTGCAGTTCCATGAATACCACGTCTTAAACCTGATATGGTATTATTTGTGGTATCAATATCAAAATAACTTATTCTTTCATTTCCTATTTGAACTATACCTGCAATATTTCTTTGTTTGTTAGGTTGGAACAACGTGCTTACATCTAATAGTTTTATACTTTCGTCATAATAATTTAAATCTTCTGCTAAGGCTAATTCAGAAACTGAACTGTATCTGTTATATCTATAAACATTAAGCATGTCTTTATGCACTTCATATGCACTAGGTAGTGCAAATACACCAGTTCCAAATGTATTAATTGTTAAAATATCGTTTTCGTCATTATCTACATTTAGATATATAACACCTCTTGGTAAACTAATCTGGTAATCAACATCTTGTATTAACTTGACACCATTTTTGTATACCCAAACATAACTTACACCTAATGGTGCAAAAGGTAATTGATAATTTACCTTGCCGCCTGTTACAACATCGGAGTTAATTTGCATTGAAGGATATTCGCTGAACCATGTAACACTGATTTCGTCACCTTCTGCAAGTGTAACACTAGAATTAATTACAAAATTACCATCCTCTATACTATATTCAGATCTTAGATTATTTTCTATTCTAATTATATCACCTATTTTCAAAATATCTTTTTCGATAGTTAAAATTTTTGTTGTTCCATCAAAAACATAGTCTTGAATAAAAGTTTTCTTTGTCCCATTTATGTAAACTGCAATATTTCTAGATAATGTTGCACCTGGTGATTCTTCAGGGTCTTCTCCTAACGTAAATGAATTTTTATTTCCATCATACACATTATAGATTGTATCTACACCTCTTAACTTAATGTCGTTGACTTCAACAATCATAGAAGATACTGCACTTTCTCTTGATAAAGAAACAAAGTTATCTAAATCATATGAACGTGTGCTTCCATCATGTATAACTGTTTGGCTGTTTACTCTAACAATACTTTGTAACGAACTATCAACATCTGTTGAAGCACCTAAACAAACTATTTTGATAATACTGTTTCTTGAAGGATTTTCTCCAAATTGCACTAATGTTCTTTCAGCACTATCAACAAGTTCGGTGCTGTTGGTAAATCTTGCATCAACTTCTACATTATTAACTGTAACAAATACGCTTGATGTAAGTTCATAACTTGCATTTGTTAGATATAACGATGTTTCGCCGTCAGCAACAAATTCTTGATAATCTAAAATAGATACACCACCAATACCAATTGAAATTATTTCAATTTTTGAATTAGCAGATGGTGCAGTAACAAATTCTACGTTATTATTAACTATATCAACAGCATAATCTGTATCTTGTTCTTTCTTAACAGCATCTACAAAAACAGATACTGATTTATTTTCTAAAATCTTTTGATTAATTGCAAACGCTGTTGTAGAATCGTCACCTAAGTAAACTTGAGAGTGTAAAGGTGCAGCACCTGATCCAGTCGTTTGAAATACTTTAATACTTAAACTATCTAAAACTTGGCCTGGTATATTTTCTTCAGGACTAGGAACTTCATCAGGTCCTATAAATTTGCCGCCTTCAAGTTTTATTTCGTCAACTGTCATACCAGTTGCAGTAGAATAACTGCTGTTTATAGTTTCTAAACTGCCGCCACTTAAATTAGTATCAACAATATTAGGATCTGTAATAGTAACTGAACCATCACTTTCTACTGGACGGAAAATTAATATATCTCCGTTGTTTGTTTCTATATACTGACCAACACTTACAATTTTAGTAGATCCATCTCCATAGAAAGTTGGCATTTCTGCTGTTGGATTTGGTGATGTTGAACTATCATCTCCTTCTAAAAAGTAAGGACTATCAATTCTGACAATTGGTGGCGATTTAACACCGTCGCTGTATTGCAAATTATCTAACGTTGGTAACACTTCTTCACCAGCACGTTTTAGGTAAATGTTTATTTCTTGTCCGTCTGCTGGAGTATACGGTAATTCAACAAAATCTGTGCTACCATCACACACATGGTAGTAATCGGCACTAGATTCTACACTATCCCAACTGTCTGTAAACCAAGGTAATGCGTCCCATCCTCCAGTTACATCAAATGTTGTTCCTTGTATTTGGACACCACCATAATCTATACCTGTCATTAATTGTGCAAGATCATCACCTTTCATTCCTTCTGTAGGAGCATAAAATTTATTAATTCTGTTTACACTATCAAATAGTTCGTCATTTTTATCATAGTCAACTTTTATTATATCACCTTGTTCCGGCGCGACTTCAAATACAATTTTACCTTTTAGAATACTGAAATCTTCATCACTGGATTCATACAATGATATACTATATTCACTACCTAATACTACCTGATCATTTTTTAAGATTTTAATTTTGTTTTTATCTCTTGTAGGTGCATATTTTAAATCAAACACGGCAGTAGTTCCAGATGCTGTAAATGTATTACTGTCAGTAAAGAAGTTATACAATCCATCTTTTGATAGTCTATCAAATTTTATAGATAATGATAATGATCTTGCAAGGCTATTGCCCGTAATCGCAACTGCTTTTGCTATATCTGTGCTACTACCATTTCCTCCTACCAAACTTATTGTAGGTGTTTGTGTGTAACCTTTACCATTATTTTTAACTACAACACCAGTAACTTTTCCGTTACTGATATATGCGCTTGCTTCTGCACCAGATCCATTGCCTTCAATTACTACTGTAGGCGGACTAGTATATCCTGAACCTCCAGATGCAATATCTATTCTTTCAATCTCAAAACCTTTGTTATTATTCCACCAAGCATATGGATATTGATTTATTTCATTGCTAAATTCATTTACTGAAACAATTTTTCCTTTTTCAGAATTGTAAACTGGTGGTAAATCAAAATCTGTTGTAGCCGCAAAACTATTTTCTATACTATCATATTTTGAAATATATTCTCTAATGCTAGTTCTATAAGGCTTAACTTCTTCTATGTAACTTAGATAACTGTCAAGGCTATCATTTTTGTAATTACTTGTTGTTTTAAATTCTCCTATATTATGTTCTGCATTTAAGAAACTTGTTTTAAATGCCCAATCAATATAAGTTTGTTCGTAGAATGCATATCTCACTGAATTAAAGAATAATTTATTCCATTCTACTCTATCTTCATTTAATAGAATGTCTATTTTAATACTATCAAGAATGTTACGTAATTCAGTAGTAGGTTCAATGTCATAAAAATCAACATCAAAAGAAGTTGCATTATCATAACCAACTCTGCTATTTTCAACATTATATAAATCGTCTGACAGACGTATAGTTCCGTCTTTTCTGCCTACAAGTTTGTAATTGTCAAGATTGGTCAATTTAGAATCTGACATTGTCTTTTCAAAAACAGCCCATCCACCTGAACCATATTCTTTGATTTTAATTAGGTCACCTATTTCAGTTGTAATAGTAGGTTCTTGAGATACATCGTTAATTTCTTTTGTTATTCTATCTGCACTTGTATATCCATCTGCCCACCAATCTGCAAAATTCCAATATAGTCTAGTATCAAATCCCTGTGACGCACTTCTAAAGAATGATTTGCGTTCGTCATCCCATGCATAAATTGACCAGTAATTGTTTGCCGTATTATCATTTTCAACAAGCACACTAAAGTTTCTTACTGTTGCAGTAGCATTTGTATAATTTTTTCCTCTATTTGTAACAACTACCTGAACAACTCTACCTTGTCCATCAATATGGCAAATTGCTTCTGCACTTGTGCCGTCGCCTGTAATTGTTATTGCCGGTCCTTCATACACACCAGGTGTTTCTTGGTCAAACAATTCTTGCGGCTTATATCCAAAACCTGGATCAATTATATCAATTGAACTAACTTCATTGTCTATTATATTAACAAATAATTGTGCTCTTTTTAAACGCTGTGTTCCTACAGCACTTAGGTCTGCAATATTCGTAACTTTAACGTCATATAAGTATAAATTTTCTGACGGAATAGGATCGAAAGAATTTAATCTTGTAAAGTTTATAGCATCGCTAAACGGTTTGGTAGATAGGACTTCATTTACTCTAGAAATAAGTTGTCCTAAAATCTGCCTTCTATCAATAAACATACTCTGTCGTGGTCTATATGAAATACCATAACGTTGTTTTTCTGATAAGTCAGGATCAGGAACTCTGTTTCCTTGAGTATCATAACCAACTAAACTATCAATCCATTTTCTTTCTAACTTTTCAGTTGGTAAACTATCTTCATCTCCTTCAGTTAACAATTGATATTCATTGTGAACTGGATTTGCTTTATCAGAACTATTTCTAAATTCTATGTTTAAAATGTTGGTATCATCAGATGCAATACTTCTATAATTGTATAAGAACAATTTATCAGAATCAGCAAGGGCAATATATGTATTTCCTAAACCTCCAGGGTTTGTAATTAACGAAGCCACGTTTGCAGAAGAAATTGTTCTGCCAATTTTATTTTCAGGAACAATTAATTTATTTTTTACCCAGAAATAATATTTGGTTTCTGTTGGTAATCCTGTTAAAGGATTATAAAAAGTTTTAGCACTATAGGCTTCGTCCTCAGCATATAACGGCTGTCCTGATATTCCTAGTTGTGAACCTTCTGTTGTGTCTGCTATAACACTCCATTCACTAGGTAAAATTGATGACTCTACCCATTCGTAAATATCAACACTAGCACCTTCGGCTAATTGTCCCCAGTTTCCTAATCTGTATGCAGTATCACCTTGTTCATAATTAATCCATTTTACTGTAGATAAATCCCACCATAACTCACCAACATTTTTTTCATACCACGCATTTGTTGTGTCTACAGTTACATCTCCATTACCTACATTATACACTGCTGGATTATAGCCTGTCTTCCAAGATAATTCTCTTTCAGCAGCATTTAAAATTTTAAGTTTACTAGGATCAAAAATTTCTAGGTCTTGTATTTTAGTATCAAACTGACCATCATAAAGTGAAATACGCTTTACTCTCGAAATATCAACATAATCTGTTTCTTGTCCAATTACTTTGAAAGGCTGAACTGAAGCGTCTTTTCTAAACAATCTAACCATGCCAGTTTTATCGCCTGTATAATCTAAAGTATCATTGTGAGGAGTTGGCTGAACATAATCAGGACTTCCAACAAGTATTAAATTTCTATCACAGGTTAAACTGTATCCAAAAGATTCATTGAGCGATAGATCGTCTTCTAATCTTTCTGCTAGTAAATATCTTAATCCTTTTTTCTCAAATACATACACACCGCCATGATTTCCTGCCAGTGTTGAATACGTAGTTTTTGCATCGTCGAAAGTTGTTGATCTTCCATCAAACCTTATAGGCAAAGCATATCTAAGATTACTTGCACCTACAACAATTTTATCTGTAGAAGGACTTATACAAACACTTTGACCAAAATATTCATTAGGATATTTCGTAAAACTTTCAATTTTTTGTTTTAATCTAAATGCAGAGTTGTAAGAATCACTTTCTAAATTAAACACATAAGCACTGCCTTGATTTTGTAAATTCTTATCTGCTTTAGGACTTGTAACAACAAGAGTATCACCACTTGCATTCATGTCCATTGCATAACCAAATTCGTCACCAGATGCAATTCGTTCATCTAAACCAGTATCATTTAAATCTTCTAATGTGTCAGTAGTAATTGTTTGGTTAAGTCTATAAAAACCCAATGGCGATCTTTCATAAACAAAAACTTTACCTACTGACTCGCTTGAACTATCACCAATGTTGCTCCAAGGAGCACCATCGTCTGGATTTTCATTGAAACTTCTTATAGAACTATCCGTAGTTTGAGTTGCTAAACCTGTTCCAGGGGCGCTAGTTACTGCTACTACTGCATCTCCAAGATTATAAGTTAATCCTACTGTGCCGGCAACAACATTCCAATCAGTAGTTCCTACTTCTGTGATTGTATATGTATAGCCTTTATTAAATTCTGAAGACTGGATTTCATATCTAGTATCTTGAAGAATATGATATCCACCTTGATATCTTACAACATCTCCTTCGATATATTCGGTATATGGTCTCCAAGTTCCTTTGAAGTTTGGAAAATATTGTCCGTCTGCTTCAGGAGCACTAATTGCAATTATACTTCCGCTATAATTTGTTGCAACCTGTGAACCAAACTTATCGCCTGCCTTAACAAGCTCAGCAAGTTGATCTTGAGATAAAATACCCGATGCTAAAGTAGAACCGTCATCATTAATACCAGCACTAATTGGTAAACTAGCACCTGTATTAATTTCATCTAATTGTAACCATTGATTTGATTCTACACTAATTGTGCTACCATCGCCGTAGTTGTCTTCAAGAGCTTCCCATAAATTATTTAGATAGTAAACTATACTTCCTTTAGGATAGAAAGGTGTTTCAGATACTGTGCCTGTTCCTTCTACAGACTGCGTAGCAACAAATTCTGTTCCTGCTAGATTAGTTTGCGCACCAGCATCAATAAATTGACTTGTTCCTGAACTTACAATTGTATACGTTCTGCCTGCAATCATTTCATTAGATGCAAACGTTCCGCCTGGTCTATAAGGTCCCTTAAACTTATCGTTATATTCTAGTATCCATCCGTCTGTTTGATCATATTCATAAATGTATACTCTGCCTTTATTTTCTTGAGCACCGGGTGCGGATACGATCATTCTATAAGCAGAATTATCTTTTACAATTTTAATTTGTGTTCCAAATAAACTGTCTTGATCTGGTCTTGGACTTGTAAAACTACTATGATAGTTCCATTGGTTTGCTGACCAAGTATAAAGACTTACTAAACCTTGTTCACTATATCCAACATTTGATCCAGTTTCTAAAGCAGGAATATTTTTAACTATTTTCCATTCATTGCTATAAACATTAATTGTGCTACCATCACCTACGTGATCAACTAATGATTCCCAAAGTTGTCCATCGTGCATTACAATGTCGCCTGGAGCATAATTTGATGTAATATCAAATATACCTCTATACTTTGTTGGTATTCCGCTAGCCTTAGGTGAACCTATAGCCAGCCACTGATCATCTGGGCTAAGTGCAATTTCTTGTCCAAACGTTCCAGTTACTGCGCTTTGAAAACCTTCTAAAGGTTCTATTATTTGTTTTACTTCAAGTCCAGAAGATTGTTCTAAATAAGCAACTGTATATCCTGCACCAGGAATGCCAACTAAAATTTGTCTATGTGTTTCTGCATATGCAGTTTTTTGTCCAACTCCACTAGGATCGCTAACACCAAAGTTTGTAATTTTCTTAGGTGTATATGTTTGTGTTTTTTCAACTACTTCCCATTTACCATTATAATCGTCTACAAATATTTTTGATCCTCTAGGTAGTAATGCTACTGTATCAGCAGCAATACTTTCGTAATTTGCAAACCTCGCTTCAGTAAACAGTAACGGATATGATTTACTACTTGGTTCAAATCCTGTATCAGAAGGTGCTTTTTCTACTGTGAAAGATATTGTAAATACGCTTTGCTTTTCTATTTTATGAAATTTATTCAAATCTCCTAAAGTTGTAAATCCTACAATATCTCCAACTTCTAAATTATGTCTTCTATCAAATGTTATTGTTACTTCTTTATCTTGTGTTGATACTTCTGTAATTCTTAATTCATATTGGAAGTTTACTCTTAGAACTGTCCAACTTTGCTTATCGAAAGTTATCCAAAAATGATCGTTGTCAGTCACATCATTAATATCTAAAGCAAGTATATCATCTCTATTTTTAAATGTAAATTCAGTCTGTCCTAGTTTTACATACCCAGCAGTTTTTAACGGGGGAGTATTAGAACTTTTGTAAACAATATCTTTTGTGTAAGGGACAGGACCAAAATCAAAATCTGATTTGTCAATTCTATAATATCTATCTACGTGGCCTTCACCTTTACTGCTAGTGACTAATAATGGTTGTGGATTAATTTTAAAATTGTCGGTATTCAGTCTTATTTCATAAATGTCTGACTGGTCTGTTCCACCAAACTGTCCTACACGGAACGCCCATTCTTCTTTTAGATTAACTGTATCTCTTCCAACTCTACTTAACTTGTCAAATATTTTTGTAATAGAGTTAAAAGTTCCTTTTTCACGAATAAATCCTTGATATAACTTGAACTGTGTTACTTCATCTTCAGCAAGATTTTGTAAATAATCTCTTGTTTGATAACCAATAGTATGTCTCGCAAGCTCACGCTGACTCTGCCCTAATCCTTGACTATCTACTGCAAAATAATCTTCTATTTGATTTATTCTGTAATCATAGTTAGGAACTAATTGTTTCTCTGGATTAGAATCTAAAACTGTCCAATTATTATTATTAAATTCTACCTCACTTGTGTGGTTAAATTTACTTGTATAATTTTCAGACTTGTAACTTACAATATCGCCTAATCTGTAATCTGTAAACGATGTCCAAGGCTGTATATTAACATTGTCGAATATAAACCCAGGTGATGTATAATCACCATCCCAGTCTGTAGTTCTGAATCCTACAGTCTTAATTCGTTCTTGTCTGTATCCTGTATTTTTATCAAAAATTACATCATTAAAAACTGTTCTATCATCGAATACTGCAACATGCTCTTTTAAAACATAATTTACTTTTAAATAATAAATTCCAGCAGTTGTGTTAAATGTGTTGATTGTAAAAGACTGGAAATCCCTTTTTACATCAATATTTCTAGGATCGAGAGGTTCGCCATTGTCTTTTAGGACATTATAATCATAGAAGCCGTCTAAAACATTGTCTGCAACTCCTACATTTTTTAAAACAGTTAATTTTTCAGCACCAGGACTAAGTGTTATCAAACTTCCAATTGCCCAATTATGACTAGTCCAGAACATAAATTCTTTTGCACTAGTTACAAAATCTTGGACAACTTGGTTTTGTGAATCGTAATTATTAAAAACAAAACCTTGGTCTATCAAATATTCTTGATAACCAACTAAGAAATTAACAACATCCTGAATAGTTGTCAATAAAGATCCGTATGACAAACGTCTTACATTAAATTTATTAAAGTTTCTAGCACGCTGAGCAGTTACTCCATTTTTAATTGGTAGATTAGGAAGTTTCATCCATCTGTTAGTTTCAAAAGTATCTGAGCTTGTATGCGTTTCTTTGGCTCTATAATAGTCGTTCCTATATTCTACAATAGCACCATTGTTGTAGGTTTGATTTTCTGACCAAACAACAAATGTTTCACTTACGCCGCCAACTGTTATAGTTGGGTCTTTCTGACCTACATAAGGTTCATAATACTTAAAGTAAGGATTTAGACTATCATAACCATTAAGCACCCACCCTTTCTCATCTTTTTCTACTATTACTCCGCTGTATGTAATACTGCTTATTGGTGCAGATGCACTAAAAATAATATCATAATTTTCTGGCGGAACAAATATACTCGAACTTGCAGATGCAGGGCTTTTGCTATCTAATAAAAACTTTTGTTGATCTTTATCAACAAAACCAGAAAGTCTTGATGTTAATCTTACATTAATATTTTTAACAAAGGTTTGCAAATCATCAATTGATTTACCTAAATACTTGGTATACGATGCAAGATAAAAACTTAATCCACTTACTTGTTTGCTTCCTGTTACAGGAAAGTTAAGTTCATTTTTAGTAATGAACACTTTTGTATTTTTATCTACAATTTGATTTACAGCATTTCTTGTAGTTTGTGATTTATCAAAATTTGCAACAATATATTCAAAAGGACGTAGTAGACACAGTGCAATTACAACAGCAAACGGATATTCTACACTACTTCTGTATGCATATTCAGCCGGGGAAACATCACCTAATTTAAAAGGTCCTTTATTATTAACAAAAGTAAAGTTTGTTGCTAGTCCACTTGTTAAAGGATCAACTAACAAACCATCTGCATCTACAGGTAAATGTCTCATCAAACCAGGTCTAGCATATCTTTCATTTATACCTTGTCTACTTCCGTGTCTGATTATACCTGCTTCTAAATCTTCCCATAGAATTAAGTTGCCACTTGTATAAGGTGCTTCACCATATTCGTCATCCCACCAATTAGGTTTTTCACTAAAGCCTAACATTTCCCAAGGACAACGATGAGGACGATCAGTGTCGTAATAATAATTATAAGCACCTCTCCACCAACCAGGCAAGTTTTCATCTTTGTTAGGCCCAGTCATATTAGAATAGGTATAAGTGAAAGGTTCGTTTTCTGTGAGATATGTATTAAGTGTATAACCTATATTTGTATTTGCTATCCACTTTAGGAAATCCATATTTGTGATAACATCTAATTCATTTTTACTGAATAACCCTGATTTATAATAACCACCTAAGTTTTTATCCATATCAAAAACTGTTTCATCATATGGATTTTTAATATTATTATAAATTCTATATTCAAGTTCCAGTAATAGATCATCACGGAAATCTCCGTAGGCTTGTGTAATACTTCCGTCATGGCCTTGAATAACTTCTCGTGGTTCTAAATACGTGTCATCTAAAAACTTTTGAGGTGTATACTTTTTGTATAATCCCATTGCAGTAGGAGTAGGCGGCATATGACTACTTGCGGTAGAATTATATTCGTTAATTAAAATTTTATCACCTTCTTGTAAATCTACTAATAGTTCTACATAACCAAAAGTAGAATTTAAAGTATACTCTGAACCATACAACAATTGTTGACCGTTTTTATAAATGTATACTGCTCTTCTGCTAAGAGTTTCTAAGTCGAATTTTTCTAATAGACTAAATGTTTTAATACCGGTATCTTCTACAATATATTCGTTAGATGAATATGCACCGCTACCTATCATGTCTGAATCAGCAAAAGGACTTTTTGTTGTTTTAGTTTTAGATAGCTCAATTATTATTTGATCTACCATCTCTGCTGTGTTCTCTATAAAGTCAATTTCTGATGCTCTTTTAATAAAGTTATCTTTGTAATTTAAATATTGCTGTTTAGCAAATTGTAGAGATTTAATTAAGTTATATTCTTTATCCACAAGCATAGCAATAGCAGATGGAGTCAAGCCACTGTGTTTAAGAAATCTCTTTGCATGTTTTTGAAAATCAGATAGATCGCGTAGATTACTCTTACCTGGCAATGATCCTTCAAACCTGCTATCAAACTCTAAAGATGTAACAACATGATCACTTGCTTGTCCTAAAGTGAATGTTTGCATTAATTCATTCAAAGGATTTTTTTCTAAGCCTACAGGTATTTCATAATAGCCTTGATCTGGTTCTATGTTATCTACAATCTTAATATATAAAACATCATCTTTACTAAAAGTCTTATTCCATGTAAACTCATTACTAGAACGTGTATACGACTCTGTAAAACGTTGGCCATTTAAGTAAAAATTAATTTTTGCGTTGCTTGTTAACTTATCCCATTCAACTGTATTTAGAGTTGCTGTGCTACTTGCTTCTTGAAAAACAAAAGTATCTACTATAGGCTGTAAATATTTTTTATCTGTTTGCAACCAACCATTATCTAGTAGGCCATTAATTTTATAAAATCCTGTGTTAATTTTATCTGTAACTACTTGCTGGTTTGTTGTATATTCGAAAACGTCACTATCAATATTCCAGTCAAATACAATGTCGCCTACGTTGTTAATGTTTAGGTATGTTAAAGGAAAACCTAGTTCTGAATCATTTGGTCCATTGCCTAATCTGTAACTTATAATTTTATTACCAATAAAATTACTTACTGGATAGGTTTCAGTATCTGATAAACTTATATCATTTTCATCAAAAATATCGAATAACGGAGATTGATTAATTTTAGTTTTTTCTTGACTAAGACTCCAAATGCTTCCGTCAAAATCATACATTTTTCCTGCATTGGTAGTTCCTCTTCTAACAAGAATACATTCACCTTTAATAGAATCAGTATCTTGTGTTTCAACTAAGGATATTTGTCTTACACCGTTGTGTGTTACAAACTTCACCTGATAGATTTTATTATTTGCTAAGTTATCTGTATCTGCTGTTACAAGTATTCTTGCGCCTTCAAACAAAAATTCTCCATCAATACTATAACCACTACTTCCTTCAATAGTTGAAAAAACATCTTGTGTAAATGTATCAACATAATCTACTGTTTCTTTTGCAATAATTCCATGATTAAACAATTGTATATTAGGATGGAATTCAATTATAGGACGTTTCGCTCTTGCATTTTCAGGAGCAGGAAAATCACTGTTTCTTAATTTGTATGCTTGATCAATTACAGAACGATGAAACCATCTGTTGTATCTAGACCAAGGATTTCTATCTTTACTACCTCTGTTTATTGTAAGGTAATCTTTATTTCCTGGATACTGCGAAGCATCATCATACGGCTGTGTATCAAAACCTTGATTATCAAATAATATTTCTGGACTATCTGATGCAATTGATGGTGGAACTAAATCGGAAAAATTAGTCAATGCTATTTCTTTACCAACTCCCTCAACAAGCCATACTCCTGTAGAATATTTTTCCGGCACTACTGTTCCGGTAAATTCTAATAACATCCCATTCGATAATTTTATACCGTTGGAACTTGTGTAATCTTTCTTTCCGACAATATCTTTTTCAACATCTAAGAATGTATTGGAATCAATATCAGCAATTAAAAATCTTCCTAATCTATTAGGATCGATATTACTTTGATAATATAGCACGTCTGGAGAATTTAAAGGAACTGTAAATGTTAATTCTCCTACTTCAACACCATTGCCAGTTACACCTTGATTATAATCTAAACTTTGATTAGATGCTGTAGAATCTATTAACTCCCAATCTTGTGAATCAATATCAATACTACTACCATCAGCAGGTGAAATTTCAACCTTGGCTCGAAACAGTTTGCCATCAAATACAGCCAGCTCGCCTGGAAAATAAGTTTTATTTGGATCGTATGTTAAACTACCTGTATCATAATTTGTTCTAAGAGTAAATCCTTCTCCAGGACTATTAATATCAAAAGTATAAGTTTGTCCTCTATATAATGTTATGATAGGATTATTTGTTACAGCATCTGGAGTAAAGATCCATGTAGACTGTGTGCCTTGACGGACCTTATATGTGCTTTGCACATCTTGGGTTTGACCAAATATATTAATAGTTGGTGGACCACTAGGTAACCAATAATATTCTCTATAGTTTAAAAATTTATCCCAGTCAATAGGAGGATTCCAACTATAATGTTCTTGGTATGTGATGTTATCATCTCTTTCGTTTATGTTTCCGAAAAAGGTTAAAATGTTTTTAAAATCAAGATAGTCATAAAATTTTTCTACCTTTTGATCTTTTTCAATTGTAACACCTGGTTCTAATTGATATCTACTTCTAAGTGTATTATCATCGTCTAGGTATACATCTTTACCGTTGTAAGTCTTGCCATATCTTCTTCCTAAGAAGCCTGTTAGTTTATCAACAGTTCCTGGTTGGACCATAGGGTCAAAGACGCCAGATAAGAATTTATCGTTGCTTTCTGACCTAAAAGTCTGTGGCAAGAAATCTGAACTTTTTCTTATTGGTAAACCGCTTATTGGATATTTTTTATCCGCCATTAGTAACTAGAACCTCCGCTGCTAGAACTACTCGAACTACTAGAACTACTTGAAGTTACGCTCGAAGAATTTGAAGTTGTATTTGTAGTAGATGTCGCTGTAACACTACCCACTTCAGCAGCAGTGATACTCGCTACTATTTCTATATCATCAACTGTAGCACTGCTTACAAAAATTTCATCTGGTTTGCTTTGTATTTCAAACAATGTTCCAAACACTTGATTAGTTTGTCTTGGTAAGATTACAAAGTTAGACACGTCGGGTGCTACAACATTAAGAATGTATGTTGTCAATTCGCTTAGATAAAACCTATCTCCAAAATCCCAATTCTGAATTGAAAAGAATGTATTAATTGCATTTACAATTCTAACTTTTAAGTTATTATCATTTATAGATTTATTAGGATTTTTTACAACTTTAAACTGTGCTTGTAAGTTGCTAGGTGCTTTAGAACCAAACAATACTTTATATTTTACTGGTTGATAAATTATTTCATCACTAATTGATTTGATCGAACTTAAAGTTGATCCGAAATCAATTCTTAAAGAATCTGTAGTCGGTGCAGTTGGTTCAATAGCAGTTGCACCTGCAAGATAATTTCTATATGATGTATCATACGATCTTGTTAATATATATAGATCAATAATATTTGTCAAACTAGGATCTATACGTCTATCTTCGCTTGCTGCATGAGTGTATTGGAATTTAATATTGTTTCTACCTATATTTGCTCTATACTGACTTTGTAACACGAGTGTATTTGTAGTTCTGTCAACTTTTTTAACTTTATTTTCTGCGCTGTCGTAAAAGTATATTAATTGTCCGTCATCATAGTCATTTATGTTTACCAATGATTCTTTCTGAAAAATTAAAAATGGAGTTGTGTTTGTATCAACAAGGTTGAATATAGAAGTTCCATACTGATCTTTTGTTTCTTCAAAAAACAAATAATTTAATTCTAAGTCGTTACCTACAACTTGAATAAATGAATCTGGATCGTCTACAACACCATCGACATCACTATCTCTAAAACCAATTTTTATTTCTGTTGCACTTTCATACCCGTCATCATATTCTATAGTGTCTGATATTTCAAATGCATAATCTCTACCAAGTGCATCTGCACTGCTACTATTAGAATTTATTCCTAAAACTTTTATTTGATCTCTTTCTACCTTGCCTGTTAAATTATTATATGCTCTTTCATTTTTATCAAAATAAAATCTATTTTGTGCAGTAGAACCAAATATATATTCCATAGTTCTGATTCTTACAATGTATTGATCATTATCTTTTACAAACGCAATGATCCATGATGCATCTAAATTTTCATTAGATGTATCGCCTGCTTTACCTAAACTAAATGTGTTAATTAAATCCAAGTTTTGTGCTTGAATAATTTTCCAACTAGTTGTGTTAGTATCGTATCTCAAACCAAAGTTTAAATTAGCAAATGCAATGTTTGTCATTTCATTTTCTAGAGAGTTGTCTAAATCATTAATAAACTTAGGCACAATACTTGCAGCAATTGCTCCGTCAGGCACATTATCATTAAATGTAATAGGTCCTAAACCTGTAGTTAATTCTCCTCTACCTGCGTTAGTTCCGTCACCTACCACTGATTGAACTTTCGTCCAAATATATGTAGAACTTCCTGGATGATCTGCTTCGCCTGCCATCAACTCGTTGTTTTTATCGAGCATAAAATGATAGCCCGACGGTGCAACAAATTTTATATTTGCACCTACACTAATATATTTCAAACTGTTAGTAGCATATGTTCCAACCTTCAATAAACTTTCGTCCACAGTATTAATAAAATATCCAGTGCCTACGTTTACATCATTTGTTACTGATTTCCAAACTGTATTCTGCTCACTGAATAAAACTCTTTCAAACTTTGTCAGATAAAAATTATAAAGATCTGTTTCGCTGAAAAGACCTTCTATGTTGTTTCTAATAAAATTAATAATTTCTGTTCTGTTTGTAAATTTAAATGATAAAGACTTTTCACTTTCTTTTTTATAAACGTATCCATCATCACCAAACACATTTATAGAACTATATTTTCCGCTGGCATCTATAATATCAAAGTTCCTAGATATACCGCTTGAAGTTCTGTTTACTGCTTTTACTTTTAAAATATTTTGTGAACTGCTTAGAGGTGCAAGGTTATAATCTTCACCTGTAATCATTCTGTTTTGTGTATAATATTGTGCAGGGGCATTCTGTCTAATTTGATCGACAGTCTCTGTAGGAGTTGCAGTTGTAACTGTATATTGTAAACCTAAGCCAAGTGTTAAAGTATGAACTATGCCTGCTTTGTTGACATAATTTATATTAATAGAAATACCTTTCATTTCACTTGGTATAATAGAATACTGTAATCCATTACTAACTCTATAGAAAGTTCTAAAAGGTCCTTGTGGTAAATTTCCATACACACCGTCTGCAAAGATAATTTCTACTTTATCATTTTCTTGTGTGTTTAATGCATATATGTTTTTTACATTTCCGAATAAACTGTTAAATGCAATATTATTTCCATTTAAGGTGTTTACTTTTGTCCATTCACTTTCTTGGCCGCCGGCTGCATTTAATTGGAAAAGCCAAAAATCATCATTATTAATATTTTGTGCTTCTACTGAAACTGATTCATTAGTAGTAGGTGCAGTAATTGTAAAATCTGCAAGCTCTAAACTACCTTGGACAAATCTTAAAAAGAATCCTGTGTTTGCACTTCCTGGACCTTGTCCGTCCTGTCTATAAACAAATCCTAGTTGATTACCAGGCACAGGTGCTTCTTCATAAATTGATTCGGAATCTTTAAACGCTGTGCTAACAATTTCAAACGCCATATTACGCCCTGCAACATTTTTAGAATATGTAAACAATGGCACATCTGTTGTTGTTGTTTTAAATCTATATTGTTCGGTAGGAATACCTTGTATGATATCACTTCCTTCGCTTCTACCAAACTCTACGTTATCTGCCATAGCAGAATTTAATATTAAAGTAAATTGTTCTGCCCAATTTGTATTAGTAGGATCGTTCCATCTTACAGTTTGCTGAGCTAAATTTCTACCATTACTATCAATAATATCTTCAGTTGTGCTTACACTTGTAAACTTTAAAAGTCCATTAGCAGAAACATTACGCTTTGCATTGTAACTTAACATCTTAGCAATTCTAAGAACACTTTCTTTTCTTTCTGCTAGTTCAATAAAATTTTCTCTACTTGCAAGATCTATTCTGAAAGACAAACTTTGTCCTAGAAACGCAATTGCATCTATAAGAGCCAAATATTCAGAACTTTCAATGTAATCATTAAAATCTTCAGGATAATTTTCACGCAAATATGTTATCATTACCCTGCGTAGATTTTCAAAGTCATACGACTTAAAATCAGCATTTTTAAAGGTCTGATAGATACGTTTCCAGTCTTCGTTAAGAATTAGATTTGTTTGTCTATCTGTTGTGCTCATTGAATTTTCCTTGCTTTGTAATATTTAGCACTAATCATAAACTGCTTAGTTAATTGTGTTTGTATTTTTGTCAAAATCAAAGCTCATCCTTTCACTAATGTTAAATGGCAAATACACCATCTCTACCTCAACTCTCATACCAAACTCAGTAGAATCAACAGTAACAGCAGTAACATTAACTCTAGGGTCAAAATTAACAATGGCTTCTACATCTTTTGAAATAATGTTTTTTGTATCTTCAGTAAATGGTTCATAAATCATATCCCATATAACTGTTCCAAACGTAGGATTTTCTAATTTTTCACCCTTTCTAATGTAAAAGTGATTAATTATATCTTGCTTTACAAGATCTATATCGTAAAGTTTAAATCCTTTTGCTTTTTCTGAAGAAGAAAAGCCTTTATATGTAAACGTAGCAGTAGTTTGATTACCTACACTTGCTGTATTTTCTGCTACCTTTTTTTGATTATACAGTTTTGTCATCTATTCCTCCTCACCAACTTCTCTATCGGTATTTGTTTGATTTTGCAATGATGGCGCTAAGTTTTCGTGTTGCGGCCAAGGTTCGTGCATAGGAACCCTTTTCATTATAGATTTTATAGAACCTGACAAATATTTTCCATCTTTCCATACTAGTTTATAATCTGTAAAAATATTTGGGTGTGTTGATAGAGACGAAATACGATTACTATCTATTGCAACTTCTGCTTCTCTAGCCTGTGGTCCATTCATATGTATTTGTGGTGCAGTTTCTGTATGGTTTCCGCCACTTAGAATATCAGTTGTTCCGCCTGCTGTATATGCATTATTACCCGTTGTATTCAAATCTAGGTTTCCAGTAGTTTTGATTAATGTATCTCCATGAACTTTTAATTCATAATCATGCGGAGCAGCAATACCGTATCCTGTTGTTACTCTAGTGGATCCTATAACGCTTATGTCTAGATCACCATCAACTAATAG